CTCTATTGATTATCCACAAGGAAGACCATCGATGACTGATTCAGAGGGATATATTACTCAGGTGAGAGAGCGTAGCCTTAAGGCGTTCACTAAACATGAACCGCCGGACGGGCATAACTCTTTCACTGTTAAGTATTTTCCAAGGAGCGAAGGCCCCTTGGTTCAATCCACTGATATCTTGTCAGCCAAACAGCAAACTTGGTCCTTTCGGACCAAGCTCGGTGGGGCATATGAGATCGACCCCCGTCTGCTTATAAGGCAGAATCAGGAGAAGAACTTATATCCTCATGATACCGGTCATGAATTCTACACAGAACTCGATGGGCTTCAAACCCATCATGATTCTTATGTAGGAGTCGGATTCAACGGCTCTCGTGTTGAGGGTCCGTTGATCTCAACATCAGTATTCGATTTTATGAATGCTGATTTTGATCATCGGTATCAATTTGGTCATATCGACCTCGGTACAGGAACTAAGTTCCTGGAACGAACTCGACCGACTAAATCCGCTGCGAACGTCGCACAGGCTCTACTCGAACTTGTAGTAGACCTGCCTCGTTTACCCTTTGATGTGATAACCCGCGACCAGCATAAACTGCAATACCTCAAAAGAGGTAGTGCAGAATATCTGAATGTCGTTTTTGGTTGGTCACCTCTGGTGAGCGATGTACTGAGATTTTGTAGAGCAATTGTCTATTCAGACAGTATTCTACGTCAGTACCGACGTGATGCCGGAAAAACAATCCGGCGCAGTGCTAATAACCCTGTTGCTACGATTACTACTAATCTCGGTACCAGAAATGGTATCGCGATGCAGTATATGTCGTATGGCGGGGTTGGCAGTGGTTTCTACAACGACCTTTGGGCCGCTGGAGAATCCGATCGCCTTGGCGCTGAAACCATAACCGATACCATTACTGAGAAGTATTGGTTTTCCGGTGCATTTTCGTATCTTTTCTCTGGAAACGATAGTTTCCTGGAGAAGAGTGCGAGATATGCGCAACTTGCCAATAAAGTGCTTGGTGCACGTATTGACATTAAGGTGCTATGGGAGATTGCTCCATGGTCTTGGTTGGCCGACTGGTATGGTGATATGGGCGCCTTTATTGGCGTCAATAACTCCATAGCACAGGACAACCTTGTTGTTAAGTTCGGCTATTTAATGAGAGAATCTCATTATACGCGGAACTGGTCACACACTGGTCTTACGTTCGCATTAAGCGGACCGACCGGTCCTCTCGAAACTACTTACTTTCGTAAGAAGAAAGAGAGGGTACGTGCGACACCTTATGGATTTGGCATTAACCCTGATGTCTTTTCTGGACAGCAGTGGGCCATATTGGCTGCTCTTGGATTAACCAAGGGCAACCGTCGATTCTGGTGGGGTTGATCACCCTATATCAGAATCTATGTTATCCATCAGGATAGCATATCCAATTTAATAATAATTCAATTATCAATTGAATAGCACAGGAGAATAACATGTTTACTGACCCTCAATCCGTCACGATTTCTGGCACGGCGATTTCTCTTCCGAGAACTTCGTCGAGTCTCAACAGCGGTAGCCTTACAGCTAACGATGGTGCGACCAAGCTCGACATTGCACACACTTATGGAAAGCGTGTGCGTCGAACCATTGCCATTACCGTGAAGAAGTATGCTACGGATGCTGCGAATCCTTCGCAGAACATTCCTGTCAGCTCGACTATTCGTCTTACGGTGGATCACCCTGTTCAGGGTTACACTGTGGCGGATCTTCAGGCTGCGATTGTTGGTTTTCTAGGGAACCTTACGGCTTCTTCGAATGCCAACATCGGCAAACTTCTTGGAGGTGAAAACTGATCAGCTATGCTGCACTTAGTGTAGCACTACTGCTCGGTATTATCCTCTGCGGTGCCGTAATTCTCATTACGGCTCTGATGTCACTATTGATGTCAGGGCGTAGGCCGCGAGGTCGACGCTCCGCATAAGGGTTGGTCAGCATGTTTACATGAAGAATAGCTCTTGAAAGGAGCACTCTTGGAAAGCATGTTGACACTCCTCAAGGTCGTTCTGGAGGAATCCAGCGCGACTTGCGGCATTGACACCACTCGTGATTGGAAAACAATCACGAGAAGGGTCGAACAGGAAGGTGATGAGTTTTTAACCATCACTATGCCTTCCTTCGTCAAGGACCTTTATAGGGCTTTGGCGGATGAGAAGGTATCTGTTAACTTATTCCAACCTTTTGGTAGGAGTAAGGGTAAGGCCCTCCCTAAATTTCTGGGAGGTTTCCTTGCTATCCTGTTCGATCCTGATGATGGATCTATGCTCGATATACAGTCGATGTCAGGTTTGGCACCTGACGCGATTCGCTGTATGGTTCAGATAACTGGACTATACGGCAAACTCTTTAAGCAAGCGACTCCGAAACGGACTCGCAACGCTATGGAGCGGTATATCGAGAATGATTCTAGGGTTCAGGAGTTCGATTCCCAAGTACGCCAATCAAAATTGGCAATTCTTGGTCTATCAGATTATGATCTGAGACGAACTCTGTGGATGAACTTTGGCCCATTTCTGAATCACCTTAATAAGGTAATTGAGCAGGGTGCCATTGTTCCATCTCACGGCCCCGGATCTGTTGCTGATGGACTCCGCGGAAACGCGAAGTGGCAACAGTCCGCCTGGTCTGAGCAGCTTGAGTCTGTCTTTCCGTTTTCACGGTGGGCATACAATAGCTACTTGAACTATCTAGAAGATCTAGATGCAGATCAGGTAGAAGAACCTGGTCCTGTATTACCTGTTAAGGTAATATCAGTACCTAAAACGCAAAAAACGCCTCGTATAATCGCGGTGGAACCGACTGCAATGCAGTATATGCAGCAGGCGATTCGCCGTGCTTTCGAGGAGGCTCTTGAACGTCATCCTGACGCTGAGAGTCTGATCGGCTATAGCAGCCAAATCCCTAACCAGGAGTTGGCTTACCAGGGTTCCCGTTATAGGAATCTCGCAACACTAGATCTTAGTGATGCGTCCGATCTCGTTTCTAACGAGTTAGTGGTAACTTTGTTGCATGAGTGGCCTTCATTGCTGGAGGCTATTCAGGCGACTAGGTCGTCCACTGCACTCGTGAACTTGGGGGATGATCAACAGATCGTTAATCTTTCCAAGTTCGCGTCTATGGGTTCGGCCCTTTGCTTTCCAATTGAGAGCTTGGTCTTTGCGACTATAGCTCTTACTGCGGTCCGCTCTGGGTCCATAGACCATCAAAGGTCGAGTAATCGACCTATGGTGCGAGTCTACGGTGATGATATTATCGTCCCCGTAGAACATGCCCTACTGACAGCGCAATTGCTCGAGGCTTGTGGGCTTCGAGTTAATTACGACAAATCCTTCTGGACCGGTAGGTTCAGAGAGAGTTGTGGAAAGGAGTATTGGAATGGCTTTGATGTTACATACACCAAAGTTAGATTCGATCTCCCTTCCTTGTCAGCACCTCTTAAGCATGACGTTGATTCCACAGTTCATACTGTTGCTCTTCGCAACAACTTCTGGAACCAGGGATGGTTCCGAGTTGTGGAATATTTGGATGACATCTTGGATAGGCGCCTACACGGCATCTACCCGATCGTCAGCCCAACGTCCTCTGCATTGGGGCGCCATGGTTGGACCAATTTTACTGTTGATTCAACTCATTCGACATTGTATAAGCCTATGGTTAGGGCTTACACAGTGAAGAGTAACCCTCCAGAAAGTTTTCTGGATGGATACGGCGCTCTAATGAAGTGTCTCACGAAGACATCTGAGTTGCCGAACCCAGATGTGAGACACCTTCTTAGAGGTGGGAGGCCTGTAGCCCTTCGCTTGAAGCTACA